CTATAATGGGTCGTTAAAGTTTTTGTCGTTTCCACACCTGCGGAAGAACGAATAATAACCTCTATATCGGCTGTTGTTGCTATCTTGAAAGCATAGGCGAAAACAGTTGTACTATCATCACCCGAATAGCTATTTTTAATTATCGTAGTTGAAATTGTCATAGTTCTATTTACTCTATAATACCATTATTCTTTTGATTTTTAAACATTTACTTCTTCTTCTTTCTTTTCTTCATATCAATTCTAACCTGTAATGCTTGTTTTGCTATATCTATCATATTTTCATAAAAACCGTCAATAAGTTGCTTTTTATCATTAGCAGATACACCATCATTATTATAAATCAAAGTTACTATATCTCCTATTTCTTTAATAGGTTTTGCCATTTCAACTAAATATAATAGTTCTGGATCAATTCTATTCCATACTTTCAAAGCATCATCTAACTTATTTTCTGCCATTAAATATTCAAATGTTTCTACATCACGTGCTATTATTTTATATAAATCCCAAAATTTAGTTAAATGTTCAGAACTAGCACTAGGATGTCTAACTACAAATCCTCTAATTATAGGTATTTCTGATAAATTTCTAACCCAATTATCAGACCAAGGTTTTATAGGTGGTGTTGTTACGCCTATTGTTTTGAAAGAATAATCCAATACAGATAACGCATATCTTCCTAAACCACCTGACCACGCTAGTATATAATTTTCTACTTTAGCAGGACTATCTAATGACATACGTAAAGGCCCTATTCTCATAGCTTCCATTCCTAAACTATCTCTTAATTTACCAAAAATACTCCCAATTAATTTAGCTGTTTCACTTGTATATTCTGTATATTGATATTCGGGTAATAGTTTTTCCACATTATAAGGTACTATTGGTCTATCCATAAAAAAGTTTCTATTTTGTGAATCTTCCATAAATGGTCGCATAAATTCTGGTATTGGACTTAATGATTTCATAAAATCCCAACCAAAGTCTTTCATTGAATTTATAGCATCTTCCCCCTCCTCTTGATTATAAATCCAATCTAATAATCTTTCTGGTAAAGTTCCAAAAATCCAACCTATTTCAAATGGTTTAGGTATTCTCCAAACAACTTGTTCTGGTGTTCCTTCATTCGTAATAATAATCCACGATAAATCTTTTTGCCATTGTGGTAAATCTTTATAAACTTGACTATCTTTATTATTATACCAAATTAAAAGAGTGGGTAATGTAATAAATTTTGTTGCGTTCCATAAAATTCTTCCTTGTCTTTTTGGGTCTTTAAGACCCTCATAAATTTTCATTAATCCTTGTACTCTCGCATTAAAGAAAGCATTTATCATATTCATACCTTGCATACTTGTACCCATCTTTCTAAAATCTACAGTCAAATCCCTAGCTTCAAAACCTGCTAATTCAAGAATTTCCCTTTCTGACATTTTCTTATTATCTGGTAATTTAACATTTTCTTTTTCTAATCTTTTTAAAGTCATTTTAAAATCACCAAGTCTTGACCCTGTTTCTGCTATTTCAGAAATAATCCTTAATGATTCCAGCCAATTTTTAGGTTTAATAGCATTATGTAATGTTCTACTTGTTAAATATTCTAACATTTGTGCATCTCTAAAATATGCTCTATCAAACGATATTAAAGTAGACTGCATAGCACCAGATTTCATAAATTTAGAATACAAAGCATCTCCTACTACTTTATCTTTGATTATATGAAAAATACCTATTGATGTGTCCCAAAATGGAATAAATGAATTTTTTGAAAATACCGCAGCAAAAAACGTATCACGACCTAAATTTTTAAATATGAAAGCTGGATCAAGTGTAGCACCTGCTCTTAATGTTCTTGTAGGAACAGATAACATTCTCATTACCCACATTGCTTGAAACTTATTCAAATCCTTTAAAGAAGTTGCAAAATCAACACCTACTTCATAAACTTTCATTTTACCATTTTCAAACACAGCTATTTGAGATTTTGTTAAAGTTGTACCATCTTTTCTAAAAACAGTTAAACCTTGTTTTGCGTTTTCACTAATACCTTTAATATCTAAAAATAAACTTTCTAATTCTTTACTTGAAATTTTAACTTCTTTTATATTTTTAACTTGATGAATACCCTCAAACATATCACCAATACCTTTGCTTTTAGCGTGTTGTGCATTTAAAACCATATCTATAAATGATTTATTAACTGCATTTTTTTCGGCAATTTGTACAAAATGTAAAGTATTCAACATCATAGTTTCAATAGGATCAATATTTATCTTTTTACCTTCAATATCACCTACTAATTTTTTTAATGGATTTTTAACCACAGAACCTAAACCTGTATCTGTACCTCGAAGTTTTATATCTAAAACTTTATTCAATGGTACGTAATCTCTATTAAGTTCTAAAACTTTTGCATATAATTCTGGTGTTAATATTCCAGCATCTTTTAAATATGTTAATACTCTTTGTTGATACTCATTTAACTCTTTAAATATTTGACCAAATTCTGCTTCAAATTGTTTAATAACATTTTTTAATTTTGCTCTATCAATTTTAGTTAAAGTAAAACCTGTTTCTATACCTTGTTCAAATTTTTCCATTGCTCTTTTAGCAACTGAAAATACAGTAAAATCTCTATATTTTTCTGGTGTTTTAATAACTTTATCCAATACTTGATATAAAGATTTTCCATTATCTTTAAGTGTTTTAAAGTCAAATGTAGCTTTTTTAATAAAATGAAAACCTTTACCTATATTACCCATTTGAACACGCATTTTTTTATAAACATCCATTTTTTTTACATTAACGCCTCTAGCCGCAGCTTCTTCAACAGCTTTTAAAATAGGATATAGTCTATCTATAATATGTGTAGTAATACCAGCTTTAAAAGATTCAAAATTTGCTAAATCTAATTTAATTTTACCTATTGCTATTTTATCTTCTATAAAATTTACATCTTTATCTTTAGACCTTATAAATTCTTTATTCTTTTCAAAAATCTTAACAACTGGTTGTCCATTTTCAGCTAATTTTTCTTCTATATCTGCTATTCTTTTCGCTTTAGTTAATATTTTTCTTTTCTTAACAAGTTCCGCTACATTTTTTTTAGCTTCTATCTGTAATAGTTTTAATCTACTTTCATTATAGAACTGATTATTTTTCTTTTTATTTTTTATTGCATTTATTTCAGCCATTACGTCTGAATGTTTGGAATCCAATTTAGCTACTTCTTTTTCTAATTTTTTATCTCTTTCTTTTTCAAATTTAACTACATCTTTTTCTTCTATAACCTTTCCTTCTTCTTTAGTTTCTTTTAATTCCTTTTCAAAACTCTTTAATTTAGTTTCATTTAACTCTTTGATTGATGTTGTTTTAGCTTCTTTGATATTTTGTTTTAAAGTTTTAATTTCCTTATCTAACCTTTTTACTTCTATTTCTTTACTTTCAATAACTTTAGGTTTCGATTCTATATCGAGTTTATTTAATTCTGCTAATTCCTCTTTTAAATCTTTAATTTCTTTTTCTACAAGTTTCTTTTCATTTCTTGGAGTTTTAATATTTTTACTACCAAAATCTTCTATCATTCCAACATCATTTTTAAGTTTTTCTATCATTGTTAAATGATCTGTTTTATTTCGTATTGTACTTGCTTTAAGCATTTGAGATGCTTTAGGATCAACAAAGCCAAATAAACCTAAAATTAAAGCATTATTTACCATTGTTTCTTTATTGGGCATTTGACCTTCTACAGCAGAACCTACGCCTGTAAGAGCCGCCCATCTTGCAGAAGCTACACTAAATTTATTAATTGGTACTGTATGTTTTGCTATTTTTAAATAAGGTAAAATAGCTGGTGCTACTGACATTGCACCTATTGTTAATCCACCTTTAATACCTTCTTTAACTCCGTGTTTTAAAAATAAATTCCAATATTCACTAAATGTATCTACATCTCCTTTATGTAATGCTTGAAGATACATTTCTTTAATACTATCATTTACAAAACCTGCACCAAAACCTATACCAAAAGGATTACCAGATAAACTTCCTATAGCTGCACCAACTCCAAATGTAGGTGCGTCTGCCCCTAAACCAACTAATGTTTCAAATAATCTTTCTATTGCACCTGTATCTTCTGGTTCTGCTTGAAATGCTTTTCTCCAATCTAAACCTGTTTTTCCAAAAGTATATTTACCTTCGGTTTGCTGCATAAAAAGATTTATATTAGATTTACCTAGACCTCTTTCCCAATATGTTTGCCAATCAGCATCATCACCTACTGCCCAATCTTCAATGCCTTCTAAAGTTTTTTTCCACCAAGCACTATTAGTTTCTTCTAATAAAGTATATTTTTTATCTGCACCAAAGATTTCAGTATCACTCGCACCAGCAGCTTTTAATCTTATATATTTATTTCTGTTATATGCTTGTATTGCTTCTGTATCATCAACAGCACCTGTAGCATTATTAATAATATCCCAATTAATATCAGCCATTATTCTTTTTTCTTTCTACGTTCTTTTTCATACTTTTCCGCAGCTTCTTGATATTCTACTTTTTCATCAGTTACTACTAACTTTCCATCCAAATATACTACGTGATAATAATAACCATCTTCTTTTTTAAAATATTTTTGTTCATTTGATTTTGGTACTTTCCATCCCTTCTTTTTAGTTGCTTTATCTTTGAGTGAACCATCTGCATTATGTGTTTTTCCATATTCCCCTACCCAATAAAAATATCTATTAGAAGTTATACTTGCAGATGGCATTTTTTCTACACTACCATCTTCATATTCTTTAAATGTATATATACTACTTTTCTTTTCTGTAGTTATATCCTTCTTTTTCTTTTCTTTAATTTGTTTGGTAACTATTTTAATATCTTTTTTATTTGCTGTTTCCATAAATTTTTTATATCCGTCTGTTTCCATATATCTTTTCATTTCTACACCATCATTAAAAGCATTTACATCACCATTATATTTCTTTTTATAATAAGTGTTCCATACAGGCCCTTTCCATTCAGCATCTGATGTTGTAGATGACATACTTTCTGCAACACTTTCTATTTGTTGTGGTAAAGATAAAACATATTTTGTTAATAACTCATCTGTTAAAATAAAATCTTTATGTTGTGGATCAAGCATATTATCTGCGTTTAAACCTTCTTTTAATCCTTTTTTAAATTTCTTTTCTAATATAGTTTCTACTTCATAAAGTCTTGCTTTTGCTTTAAGATCATAATCTTTTAATTTACCTAAAATTTGTGGTTCATAGGCAGTTACTAATTTATCAAATTCTCTTAAATTTGTTGTTAATTGTGGGTCTTGTATTATAGTATAAAGTCTACCAAAATCAGTATCTCCTAAAGACCCATTTGTAACTCTTTCTAATATACTTTGACCTTTTATTGTAGTATATTCATATTCACCTGTAACTTCATTTAATATATATTCTTCTGTGTCAGAATTTAATTCAATAGGTTCGTGCAAACTTGTTACATCTCCAGATATAATTTTTTTTCTTAATTCAAGAAATTGATTTATATTAGATTCATTGCCTATTTCTCCTAATTGTTTTTTCCTTGCATATTCAATAAGACCATTTTTTAATTTTTCTCCTGCTAAATCTTTTGTAAACTCTAATCCTTCAATCGTACTTATTTTGGTACTACCATCTCTAATTCCGTCAATATTATCTTTAAATATAGTATCATTATGTTGCTTCTTCCATCTATTTTCAAAGTAATCTTGTTCTACTGCTTGCTCTTTTGCATAAGCCAATAAACCATCTTTTTCTGTTTCATTTAATTTATAATTATAATAATCTTTATCAGAATTTATATCCTTAATTATCTTTTGCCAATTATATCCTTTTGTACCATCTGCTAATATTTTTTCATTACCAGCTTTTACAGCTTTAACTAAAAACTCATTTTTTATAGCTTGTATATTTTTAGTAAGGTCTATATTTGGTACTGCATCTCTTGATGTCATGTATAACTTTTTTTCTTGTTCGATCATATTATTCATAACAATCCACATTACTTCACTAGCTGGAGTATCTTTTATAGTTTCTGCTTGGGTTGTTTTAGCTGTAGAATAAGCTATCGCTGTATCAGCTAATATTTTTCTCTTTGTTCCTTGGTGCGCCCCGTGATCTGCTTTTTTTAAATTTCCCCAATAATAAGATGCAAAATGTTCCCACCCATCATTATCACCTTTAAAAATCTTATTTTTATATTTACCTTCCATATCCGTTTCAAATTTTTTCAATTTTTTATTGATTTCATCTGCTGTATATGGATCATAAGTTTTAGTTAGGACATTATATTTTCCTATTTCTATTTTTTGTGAAAAATCTTGTGCATCTGTAGCCATTTTAGCATTATATTTTGTACTCTTATTCTGGATTCTTCTTTGATTAATTTTATCATTATGTGCTTTAATAGTTTGTGCAATACTTGATAATTCGCTAGTAAAACCTTCATAGTTAATCCTATTAGTTCTAGCTGTATCTAATAATGCTGTACCTCGTTTTCCAACAGAAGGTACTTCTATATCTGCTCTTGGTATTTTAATAGCCATTATATATCCTCATAAGTTATTCGATAACGAGCAGGTTCAAATTTATGTTCCACAACTTTTCCTTCCTCATTTGTTTTAACTATATAATTCTTTTCATTCATATCTATTTTTGGTTCTGTTTCTGTTTTTCCTTTAAATAATAATTCTTCTCTATCCCATACATTAATTAAATACATTATCTTTTTTGATAAGCTGTATATGTTTTACCTAAACCAGTTAATAATGATGCTTTACTTTCCCAAGATTCTTTTTGTAAAGCACCTGCTAATTTTATATCTATTGTTCTTAAATCCATTTCAGCACCTTTATCTATCCAAAATAATACATCTTCTAAATTTTCTACAACTGCTTCTTGTTCTAATAATGTAGACCCTGTACCCATTTCTACTCCTCTTGCACCTATAGCAGCCCTTTTTTCACTTAATATTTTTTGCGCCCTTTCGTTAGCCATAATAGTATCTTGCATTTTTCTTATATCGAGATGGTACTTATCCCAAGCTGCTGATGTAGCTAATGTTTGGGATTGCCTCATACTTCCCATATAAGATACTGCTGTACTTGTAAATATCGCTGCTGCTAACCACGGAAATGCCATTTTATATTTTCTCCATATTAATCACTTGTTACTAATGTTCCTGTTATTCCTAAAATTGTCAT